TATCGCCTTTATCGCCTTTTAAGCCTTGATCTCCAGTGTCGCCTTTTAGCCCTTGAATTCCAACCCCAGCAACCAGAATAGAGTTTTGTTTATTGTCTATATTAATCTTCATTTTATAATCGCCTTTAATAAGTTAACATTGCCTCGTAAAATTGAATATTCCTTTACACCCTGCTTAATTTCAATTTGGTACTCGCCCGCGCTTTCTACTATATTTACTGATGCACTGGCAGGAATATCAATATTTAAAACATTTGGAGTTTGAATGGTAATATATGGCTCACAATCCAATATAAGGTCACCTTCTGCCGTTCTTATTTGCATGTCAACTACATAGCTGCTTAAATCATATTCTGTGTCGTCATCGTTTAACACTGTCAAACTTTTCTCAAATGTAGAGCCTTTTTCTATGACAATATCGTAATTACCTGATTGCATTTTTTCTCCTTAAATTAAATAATTGCCTGCTGAATTTTTATAATGAGTTTCGCAATACTCACGCCCAGCTATTTGTATAACTCCTGACTGATCACTATCAATTGACACTATTAGAAAACTCCTAACTCTGTCTAATAAATCTGAATTAATTTCAACAACATCACCAACTTCCAAATTAGCATTTTTAACTGTTGTTGCAAAAGTGATGCTAAGAGGTGTTTGCTTGATTCTGTTACCTGATAAATCTTGCGAATAACGCATTGTATTGAGTGCTATTTCAGCTAATTTTTCTGCCTGAGGCTGGTTAGTAACACCTTTGATATCTAAAGTCTTCTCTAACACCTGACCATCAATTTCTTGTAAATCGACATCTTCCTTAACTACTTGAGCAGAGAGCCAGTTATCATCTGGATTTACATACTTAACAATAATTTTATTAGCTATTTCACGATTATTTTTCATTGAAATGCTGACAGAATTAACAATAAAATCATCATCATTTAAAGACGATACTACGGGCTGGAATTTTGAGTCAATACCCATTTTCCATTTTCCATTCGAGTAGGTTATTTGACCTCTGCAAGTTGACAATACGTCTTGAATAATAGATTGAATATTGGCTTGTTGCACAAGCGCAATATTACAACTCCAAGAATTAGCATTGCAAATTGTCTTTGCTTTATAAAAAGATGAAATATCAATATCATTGTCTGAAATTGACAGTGCCCTTGTTAGCAAATCAAGTGTTATTTCTGCTGGATTGTGCGAATACCAGCGCAATTCAGAAATAGAGTTACTCTCAAGCCTTCTAATAGTCCTACCTGCTATTTCAAGTGTAATGTTAGCCAATTGCACGTTTTTATTATTCTCACCGTCAAACACCTGGTGTGCCAAAATGTACGAAACATCCTTGGGAATATTAATATCAGGGAATCCTAGATCAGACCCGTAATTATTAACATAATTACCTCCGTGTGTTTTTGTTGGCCATAGTAAGTTTCTAATTGATTGTGGCGTGTCAGATCCAGTACTTCCTGTTATAGCTTGAACAGAACCCATAATTGCCTCTGCACTTCCTGAAATAGGGGTGTGGCTCTTTGAAGCCCATACAGGCATGCCAGCCATCCAACCGTCATGAACCATACTTTTTTCATTAGAAAAAATATCTCTTAGCCCGTGAAAATTACTCTGAGAAAATACAATTACCGCCCAATAGTCCCTGTTATATCCTTTGGATGAACTATCAGGTGAAATTACATTACTAGTAGTTTGCCAAATAATGTTGCCAGCTAATTTGTTAGTGCCATAAACGATAGGAACTGGTGCTGTGTTGGTTTTTTGCGTTTGTAGCTTAACGCCTGCGTAATTATCAGCACCCGTCATATCTCCAATGTCTGCCGCCATAGCAGTGCCTAAAATAGATAAGCCAATAATGCCTGCAACAGTTCCGTATGTAATACTGCCAACAATCGCAGTTGTTGCAAGGGTTGAATATGCGGCAACACCAGTAAGACCATAGCTAAATGCAAGCAAAGCAACTCCGGCAATTTTCTTTACAGAACTACCCATTACCAACTCTCATAATTAAACACTCTTTATTTATTTTTTTATGCTCTATACGGCCTAAATCTTCGCTATACACCCAATAAGTAAACTGATTAATAGAGACACCAACTGATTTACGTGTTAGCACTATATCGTCCTTTTTTGCAACCTCTGTCTTTTTGCAAAAACTCTTAAAAAAGGCGATATGGTCTTTGCGAGATAAAAATTTCTTCTCACTTTTTACGAACAAATCCATATCTTTACGCGTATATCCATTCCACTCGTGAGGAATTTCATAACGAAGATTAAGATAGTTATAGGCAACAGTAAAACAATTATCCATCAGTCTTTTTGCCTCCCCCAATACACAGTGTCATTAATTGCATCAACAATAGATGTAAATTCATTTTGACTGTAAGTTCTTGTCGGATAGGGTTTAGCCCAATGGGTAAACTGAGTGCCAATAGATGCTTGCACTGCTTGTGCTGTTGCGCTAAAGGAGTCAATAACCCCTTTAAATAAGGTGTACACGTCTTTATCAAGAGTTGGCAATTCTAAGCGAGGATACGGACTTGATGAATTATCACTAACGCCAAATTCGTAAACGTCCTCTTGTAGGGTTTCGCTAGCAGGCTTGTACACAACTCTAGTAATTTCACACCTATTGTTTCTCCATTCGCTTAATAAGGCTTCATTCGCTAAATCGCCATTTATATTGTCAACTGACAAGCTAACTGAACTTGCCTGCATAGAGAAATCTTCGGTTAAAGTGTTAAATGAAATGCTTAACGGGGTGTATTCTTCATTCCCATCAAATACAAAAATATCATGATCTGTAAATCTTAATGTTTCTTTAAATGAGTTGTCAAAGTTGTGCATATCTAATTCAAATAAATGCAATATTGCAATGCTATTATCAGATCTGACATTGTTTGCTATGTCTCTCATTACAACACCTCGACAATATCGGCATTACACTGATATACATTTCCAATTTGCTTGGTAAATTTAAAACTATCTTGTTCGAATCTTGCATTAATCAGCGTTTCACTTCCATTAATACCCTGAACACCCTCAGCAACAATGCCAAAAGTTCCCATAATTCCTGCTTTTTTACGGTAGTATTTTTGAAGTTCTAAAAATCCACTTTCATCTATTGACCAGTGCAGTCGCCACTTCTTTTTTAGCCCGCCTTTTTCTTTAATATGCCTGACCGATTGATTAATACTGCTAAAAATAGAGTTTGAAAGATATTCATAATCAACTTGATAAGGGGTGACGTTTGCAATTAGATTGAAGAAAGAAAAATCACTTGAGGGCGAAGGGATGTAGTTTGATGATTGGCTAAATGCCTCCTGATAATTAGGATAGTCAAAAAATACAGAGCTTATTAATTTAATTGACCCTGAAAACGAATTAGGGGATGCAATGCCAAACTTGAATTCAACAAAAGCCCATGTGCTAGCTTCTAGCCCAATAGCACCACCTCTAATATCATGAGCATCGCTAGCATCAATTATTACAGTGTTTGCATGGTTTTGCTCATAAACACTTCTCAAACTAGAAAATTGCTCAAATGTTAACCCGCTATAAGACACTTGCATTTCAAGCGCTGTTATTGATGTTTTTACTATTTGTTGAGATTTGCCCGAATTAAACTCCAGAGAACCTCCTTTTTTTAACCACTCCTCAATCTCTACCTTTGAATGATTGCCTAGTAAAATATCAGTAATGTTATTCATACTGACATCCTTATGGCTTGTCTTACAGATCCGTTGCCTGTAAGAGAATTATTAACAATGCTTTCAATTGTATTTCTACTATTGATTAGTAAGTTTTGAAATGATTGTGCGTCATTGGTTTGAATATTAAAGGTAATATCTGCCTTAACTCCTTGACCTGATGAACCTAGCTGGTGATTTGGCACTACCGTACCTGCCTGATCTGGCACAAACAACTCCGGCCCTCTCTCACCAACAACTGATACCCGTCCCATAGGCGGTCTGCCACCATTTGCAAAGCCTAAAACTTTACTAATATCGTCCAAAATACCACTGCCGCCCGTTGGCATAAGACCAACAATGGCTTTTTGTACCTGAATACGCAATAGCCCCGCAATAATTGAGCGAGTCATAGCTTTAAATGACGTATCCACACCCATTAGCATGTTGACAATACCGTCTTCTAAGCCTTTCATGCTTTTATTAGTAATTGAGGCTATTGATGCTGTCCCCTTGCCAACAGAAGCTTTATATGTGTTAAACCCTTCTGTCATCTTATCCCAAGCGGTATTTTTAGCAACCTTATCTCCGCTACCATTATTATCACCTTTTAGAATATCAAACTCTTTGGTGGTTTTTTGAATAATTGGCAAGGTTGCCATAAGCGATTTTCTAAGCTGTGAACTGTCAAATCTTTCAATATTTGAAAAGTTATTTCCAGCCTCGGACAGCTCTTTATAAAGTTTGACAAGTTGCTCATTAGCAACACCTAGCGAATGCTCATCACCAACGCCTAGCAAATCTAACAACCCTGTGCCGCCCTTTAAGCTTGATTTAAGCATTCCAATTTGACTTTCTAAATCAAAAATATCTTTTTTGATTACATCGATAGGTCTACTACCCATGCCAGGCAACTGCTCTATTTTTCGACCAAAATCTAGCACAGCATTACCCATTGTTTCAAATGCTTCAAGAATACCAACCGCACTTACAATAATACCTTCTGCCATATCGCGTGCAATAGCTCCAATACCACCAGATTCGGTAACTTTCATCTCTACCCACGCCCTAATTGAATCAGTAATTGTCTGAATAGCTGGGGCGAGTTTAGCTACAGCCTGAGTAAAAGAAGATGTCATAAACGAGCTTAAGCGAGTCATTGCGTCATTAGCCTGCTCTACACCTTTGGCAGTATCTTCGCTCATAACTAAACCAAGTTTATCAGCTTCAAGCATTGCTTCACGCATAGCCTTTGACCCACCCTCAAGAACGTTAATCATTTTTCCGCCACGCGCGCCAAAAAGTTTATAAGCTAAATCAGCTTTTTCAGTACGATTAGTAAGCCCAACAGTTACGTCAGAAACATCGGCCAATACATCCACAACCCTTCTCAAAGAGCCGTCTGAATTTTCCACGCTAATACCGTACTTTTCAAATACATCTTTAGCCAGTCCCACGCCTTTTGACATGTCCGCCATGTTAACGGACAATTTTTGTACAGCTTTATCAAGCTGTGTTGACTCTAAGCCACCAAGAGAGGCTGCATGTCTTAATCTTTGCAAGTTTTCAACCGAAACACCAATAGCGCGACTCATTTTTGCCATTTCATCGGTAGCATCAAGTGATTTTTTAACGAAATATCCAATACCAGCAATACCAGCTGCGGCAACAAAGCCTGTTCTCATTGAAAAAACAGCAGATGTAGTACTTTTTAGAGAGCGACCAATAGCTCTAAAAGCCCTCTTGGTCTTATCCTCTAATTTAATTGTATATTTGCCTTGCGCTGTGCTAGCCATTATTCAATCCTTTAAGCTCAAGATACCCCGTCCAAATCACCAATTCTGATGTACTTAACTCCATAATCTCATCTAAAGACTTGTGAAGATGCTCTGCCAACTGACAATAAAAGTACAAGTCATTGTCGGACGCTAAGGCTTTTTTGCCTCATCTACTGTTAAATCTTCCTCTGAAATCTGCTCAACCACTCTTGAAACTACGGACATATCATATTCACGCATGATTTCGCTCAGTTCTGCTGGCTTCCAAATTTGACTGCCATTCTTGTCCAAAGCACGAACAATTAAAGACATGCAAACAGATTCGATCACTTTATCGTCTTGATAAAACTTAATGATTTGCGCTTGTTGTTTACCGTTGATAGTGCTTTTATAAAACACCTCTTCGCCCCATTCTGGGACATATACTGACAAAAGATCAGCCGATAATTTATGCGAGTAATGGCTTTTTGCGTTATCCTTGATACTCATAACTTACACCGTATCCGTTGCTAAAACGCCAGTACCTTGAAAACTAAATGAAACTCTAGTAATTTCGTTTTCAGTAACAGAAGAGTTAATGCTGGTAACAATACATTCGCCATGACGATATGTATCTCCACTCTGATTACCTTCAAAATAGAACTTAACGCCGACTTTTGCGCCAATGGTTAGTGCGCCTTGTGCCGTGTCGGTTTCATCTAGTGCTGCCTCACATGATCCAGTCCAAGATGTAGTACCTGCACGGTATCTCTCAGCCGTATCATTTAGGTTCGACTCGTTAATAACTGACGCACTCTCATCAAATGAGAACGATTTAAGCTCGCCAATAGCATTGTTACCAATATATAAAAGCCCTTCGCTTCCGATATGTGTTGCCATTTTTACTTCTCCTTTTTTTGATTTAATTTGTTTGTTGGTTTTTTAAGAGACCAACCACGCTGAATTGCGTTTTCTATTTGTGAATCATGAACCTCTATTGGGTCAGATCCTTTTTTATACATCCTTGCCATACACCCTCCTAATCAATTAAAGTTGACACATCTTTTTTATAAACTCGGTATAAGGCCATAAACTTCATACGCATTAGTCCGACAGGTTGCTCTCCATCGTCTGACAATTCAATTTCAACACCGTCATAATCCATTGATTTACATTTGCCATTTAAGTTGTTATTATTTGCAAATAATGCACTCTCTACTTCAACACCTATTTGATCCAATGTGTCGTCTAAGGCTGTTGTGGCTTTAACTCTAGCTTCAATAACAACATTCAGAATGCGTAGTTGCTTATCAAATGTTTCTTCATCTCTTTCTTCGCTTAACGTGTATATCGACAATGACGGCAGCGTATCGTAGTTATAAACACGAGAAGTGAATACGTTATTCCCTGTTGTGCTTAAACCAATTAACACACTCTTTATC